TGCCAAGCGATGAAACAATACGTCGCTGCCAAGAATATATTGATGATGTGCGCCCAGTAACCGCACGAGAAAGCAAAGTGGTGAAACCTGATGTAACAAAAGTCAATTTTAATATTCAGGTGAAAATCAGTGGCGTGACGTTACCCGAAATTAAGGCGGCCATTTCAACCGCACTTACGGATTATTTCAACACACTCATCCCAGGTGATGATTTGATTGTGTCGCAATGTGAAGCGGTGGTGAATAACTTGGTCGGTGTGGTTGACCGTAAGTTTGCGGCACCTATCACTAATCTAAAAGCAGATGTGCGTACAAAAATTGAATGGTTTCGGTTAGGTCAAATCACCGTTACGGAGATGGCATGATGCAAACTGACCACAAAAAGGTGTTAGCAAAACTTTATCCGCCTATTTCGTATGATGTTAATGGTGAACGTTTTCTAGCGCAGTGTGAGGTGGATGGTCATGTATTTGACCGATTACAAAAAAGTGCGGTGGATTTATTGCAAATTATTGAACCTGCTACCTCCAATACGATGTTGTCCGATTGGGAACGTTTATGCGGCATAAAAACAGATTATAGCAATAACTATCAAGCACGAGTAAAACGTGTCATTGCCAAGTTAAATGCGATTGGGGGCTTATCCATTCCCTATTTTAAACGGATTGCAGAAAGTATTGGATATCGCATCGAAATTAAAGAGTTTTCTCCCCTTGCGAATGATTTGCCAACGACGGGAGATTTGGCTCAATTTCGCAATGAAGCTCGCGACAACTTGATTTTTATGTGGCGAGTATCGGTGCTTAATGGGGATGACAATATTGTATATTTTCGCGCAGGCACCTCCTTTGCGGGTAATCATTTAGTGGAATTTGGTGACCCGATTATTGAGGAGTTCTTCCGAGACTTAAAACCTGCACATACTTACTGTTATTTTGCTTATCAAACAGGATCTTAATATATGAAAAGTTTAATGCCTCAAATTGATTCCAATGATGGCCTTTTTCACAATGGTAATCCAGCGACAGGCGAGCAAGGCACGCGAGTAACTGATACGTGGCTTAATAATTTGCAAGACCGAGTACGCGATGTACAAGCGGAAGCTCATTATGTGTTGCAAAAAGCGGGGTTCCAGCCCGTAGAAAATAAGCAAACGCAGCTTTATGAGGCGATTGTTAAGATTATTGATAATAACCGTAAAAAAGCCTCTACCACGCAAAAAGGCGAGGTACAACTTTATTCCGGCTATGATTCAGATTCAGAAGAATTGGCTGCTACACCTAAGGTCATTAAAACCCTAAAAGGCTTTATTGATTCGATCACGCGAAGTTTGACAAATTACATCCCGAATAGCAAAAAATCCAGTGAAGTTAACAGCACAAGTGCTGATACTGTAGCTACATCGGCTGCCGTCAAAACGGCTTACGATAAAGGCGTTGCCGCAAACAACAACGCTGAGGGTCGCATATCTAAATCTGGTGATATATTAACTGGCATTTTGTATTCCGTGGGCATTTCGTCCAAACATTTTGGATATGGCGCTTATGCTAATCAATATACTAGCGGCGCACCGTTTATGGTTGAGACTACAGGGTCGCAAGACCGTGATACGTATCATCCATTTGTCAAAGGTTTGGTACGCTCAAAAGGACGTTATGGTGCTGGATTTTCGCTCGGGTACACCACAAAGCAAGGTCAAGGTGATGGCTTTGGGCGAGGGATTATCCATCTTATTGAGGATAATGGCTCTAACAAAACATGGGCTTTTGAGCATAATGGTGATTTTGTTTCGCCTAATGATGTGATGTCGTCAAGTGGTAGATCTATTAACAAATCTATCCAGCAGGACGAGGTCGTCGGTGAGGTCGCATTCTTTGCTCGGACAACGCCGCCTAGTGGTTGGCTCAAAGCGAATGGTGCAGCCGTATCCCGTACAACATACGCCGCACTATTTGCTGCAATAGGGACAACATTCGGCGCAGGCGACGGCCGAACTACTTTTAATTTACCTGATTTACGCGGCGAATTTTTGCGCGGTTTAGATGATGGACGAAATATTGATAGGGGCCGCAGATTGGGGACCGCTCAAGGCGATGCTATCCGAAATATTACAGGTAAATTAGATGGCTCAGCCATGGGGAGCGGTAACCAAGTGCTTGAGGGCAAGATGATTGCGTCTGGTGCAATAGGGACAACATATCAACAAAGACAATGGTCAGGAGACCAGGGCGGCTGGGGTGAGCAATCTGTGTCATTTGATTTTGACGCATCAAGAGTGGTACCAACCGCAAACGAAAACAGACCGCGCAACGTCGCATTATTAGCTTGTATTAAATACTAAGGATAAACCATGACTTACCCATTAATAAAAAAAGTATGCCAATTAGATGAGCAAGGCATTTATGTTGGACAAACGGATGCCGATTTATCCCCGGAAGAAGCAGATAATGGTGTTTATTTAATGCCTGCCGGTTGTGTAGATACTGATCCACCAGAAGATAAAAAAGGCTTTGTCGCGAAATGGACAGGCGAAGCTTGGGAATACATTGAAAACCATATTGGCGAAACAGTGTACTCAATAACAACGAAAGAATCATTGGTAATTAGTGAGTTTGGCTCAATCCCTGATGGGTACACGGCGGCTAAGCCCGAAAGCGATCTTTGTGAGTGGGACGGCAAAGCATGGGTAATACCTCCCGAAAAACTGACCGCACTTTTAACAGAAAAGCGCAACCGCCTAATCGAGCAAATTGACAGCCACGCGGCAGCAATTTATAGCACGTGGACACGGTTTGAGAGTGAGTACCGAGAACGCCAAACAGCAGCGGAAGCATATAAGGCAGCAAACTATCAAGGTGACTGTAGCCGTTATATTACAGATTTTGCCAAACGCGCAGGGTTAAATAATAAAGCCGCAACAGATTTGATTTTAGTGCAAGCGGCAGGGCTCGAAAAGCTACAAGTTGAGCTGGCTAATCAGCGCATGCGTAAGTATGAGCTCAAAGCACCTAATCTAACACTTGAGCAAATGCAGTCAATCTATGATGACATCATCAAACAAATGGATCATTTAATGGAGGCTTATAATAATGGCTAATGTTTATTTGGCGCTTTATAAAGGTAAAAAAACAGGGCTTAAACCCACCGAGCTTTTGGCGCGTTTTTCAGACTGGCTTACCCGTAAACTGACAAAAGGGCCTTACTCTCACTGCGAGATTGCAGTTGAGCGTATTGAGTACACATCAGGTCATCACTATGAGCATGAGCTCCATTATGACTGTTATTCGTCATCTATTCGTGATGGCGGGGTGCGTTGTAAAGAGATTGATCTCACCGAAAGAGATAAGTGGGATTTAGTATTGCTTGATGGTGTTAGCGAGGCCGAGGTTGAGTTTTATTTTAACTCTACAAGAGGGAGTAAATACGATTGGTGGGGGGCTATCGGTATTATACTAGGTATTAAACAAAAACGCAGTAAATATTTTTGTTCTGAGTGGTGTTTTAACGCAGTCACCGGTAAAACTCAAGGTTGGCGATTTAGCCCAAATCAACTCGCAGCGATTTTTAAAAAAGGATAAGGAAAATGAACAAATTAACAACCAAATATTTAAACAGTTTAGTGGACAACGTGGAATACGTTCATCAAGGCTTACTCACCATCTGCACCATTACTTTAAAAAATGGGTTTCAGTTAGTCGGCACAAGTGCTTGTGTTAGCAAAGATAACTACAATGTACAAATAGGCCGAAATATCGCCTACGAAAACGCATTTGCTAAGTTATGGGAGTTAGAGGGTTACGCGTTAAAACAACGTATCTATGAAAGCCAAAACGCAGAAGTTACATTACGAAATGGCAATAAAGGGCAAGTTGTATATACAAGCCCATTTGGCAAATTATTAATTGTTGAGCATAACGATGATGAGTTACCACCTAGCCACTGGCATAATGCGGATGGTACGTTTTATGCAGATTGTACAAGTGATTTAAATGTAGTTCAGGAATAAAGACGGCGACACTATCTGTGCGGGAACACGGATAATGCCAGCTAAGCAGAATAAGCCTGCATATAGCTATATGCCGCC